AGTCAAGTATGCAATAGAGGTGGAACACGGTATGGTTGGTGGTATGCAAGACTTCATTAAGGACTATGGTGTGGATGCTGACTATGATAACTGGAAAGGGCAGGACGTCCTAGATTGGTTAGGGTACTAGGCCATGACATATCAAGTCAACATATGTAGACATAGACTACCTTATCTTTCAGCAATGTATGCAACACAAGACGAAGCAGAGGGATATGCTGATGCTGTGTTTGAGGCTAATGACGTGAACAGTGTAGAGGTGATTGACCTAGACGACACTGGCAACCTATACATGGGGCTTGTGTATCGTCTACAGAAAGCAGGGAGACCCAGACAATGACAGACATGCACATCTATAGAAACAAGTGGTATATTAGTACAGCACGTGTCTATGATTGTACTACTGTGGTCGCCTGCTATGCAGAGATCAAGCCTAATGATAACTGGGTACAGGATGATAACTATCCTATTGACAATCTAGATCCATTGTATACTGAGGATGGTGTAAGATACTTTGGATACTTATAAGGGAGTATGCGACATGGATATTGAAACAATTGAGCTTGTATTGCCTGCATGTTGGGCGAGTGCACTAATTAACGGCGATGAAAGCGGTTTGGAAGATGAGGATTGCGCTGCTTTAGCTGCATTCATAAAAGAAATGTTTGACGAGTGGGGATCATGTGTGGCCGTTGACGTTAGTGAACCCTACTTTGGTAACCATGGTGCATGGCGGCACTATGATACTATAACCTTAGGTGACGTGGCCGACTACAACTTTTATATATAAGGAATGGGTACATGGTTGAACGATACAACTTAGAAGAGATGTACTTAGATTGGTTCAATAACTTCACCAGCGTTGAGTGCTTTGCAGAGTACTATAATGTAACCGAGATAGAAGCACATGACATCATTACAGCAGGCCGTAAGCTACACATGGCCGACACACGTTGCCATACAGGATGGCAGCTATAAGAAGGGTAAACCCTATGAACAAAAAGCTTGACAGGTTAGGCGTATCTATAAGCGCCGCTAGACGCGCCTCCGATACTTTATGGTGGCATGTGCTACTAGTACTAGGTGCAGTACTGATACTGCGTGGGTTCTTCTCATGCGTGCATAACATTTAAGGAAAGAATTATGTTGACAAACACACAGATACACTATCAGACACAGTTGACTAGGCAGTGGAGTGACGGGCCTGCTAAGAGGGACCGCAACATGAAGAACCGTAAGCCGTACCGATCTAAGGTACTAAAGGCAGAAGCACGGAGAAATGCAGTCAAGGTTGATGGTAGGTGGGTGTCGCACACTCGCGTACTGTACCACTAGGAGCATGCTATGTATACACCACCAGAGTTCAGTGATGAGGTAGCTTTTAGTACCTACCTAGCTAACAAGTACGTAAGCAAGCGCCGTAGTGCACACACTAGAGGGTTAGACTTTGACCTATCACTGACTGATTTCATTGCTCTGTTTAACCGTAAGCTATGCCCTTATACAGGTGACAGGCTAACCTACTCTAGGTCAGAGCATTCTAAAGATGCAACCCTAGATAGAATAGATAATACTAAGGGGTACATCAAGGGCAACGTCATACTATGTACGCTCAAAGCTAACGCTGCTAAGGGTGTGTTAACTATAGATGAGATGGAGAAAATTGCTAAGGTATGTCGATTTTACTTGACACGAAAAACATAGGGTGTATAATAGAACTGTAAGGAAAACAAAATGAGATGTAATATTTGCAACACATTATGTACATCAAGTAAGAACACACTGTACAATGTAGTGACCAATAAATTTGATACCGTTTGTGATACATGTAAGGTAGTTATCAAAGAGGTTGGCATTGATTATGCTATGGCAGATAGTAGCTACGATGATATGTATAGTGATGATATTCATTCTCGTTACGTGTTCAATGGAGGAGACGAACCATGAAGACAGTTGAATTAGTTATTGTCATGTGTGTTTTCTTTGCAGTGGGTATTGTAGTTGGTGTCGTTGCAAGCATGGAAGACTGGCGTAAGCAAGGCATGGTGTGGGTGGCTAGCGGACAGTATAGCTGTGAGCTAGTACCAAAACAAGACAAGACAACCAAGTGGGTATGTAAGGAGACAAATAATGCTAATCAGTGAAGCTATCATGGAGCTACAAGAACTGTACATAGATCACGGGGACGTGATACTTAAGGTGTATGATCCACACAGTGATGAACCTAATGGAAGAGACAAGGCTGTTACGAACATATCCGCTATTGATGACAACGGAACAGCACCGGATGGCAACCATTTTGAAGAGGTCACAGCTATATCATTGGCCAGTGTATGACTAGGTGGATCTATAAACATCTACCTTGTCCCATGTGTGACAGCAGCGATGGGTACAGCTTAGATGAAGATGGCTTTGGTTGGTGCTTCTCATGTAGCAATGAGGACAATCAAGGTAAACCATATGATGAGAACAAGGACGACAGTGTGACAGCAAGTGCAGTAAAGAAAGATGTGTACGTACCACCTAGTCTGCCCAAGGGTGTGTACTGTAGCATACCTGATCGCAAGCTAACAGAGAAGACGTGTAAGAAGTTTGACATTACATGTGCCATCAAGGATGGTGTTATAGTATCACACGCCTATGGTTACTACGATAGTGAACGCAAGAGGTCAGTTGTTAAGCAACGCAAGTGTGACCCTAAGTCTTTTGTTACCCATGATGGTAGGACTGTTGACAGCACAGGTGAACGTGTTAACAAGACAGGTTTGTTTGGTTGGCAAGTGTTCCCTGCAGGTGGTAAGACAGTCACTATCACAGAGGGTGAGGTTGACGCTGCTAGTGTGTTTGAGATGAATGGTGGCTGGCCTGTCACGTCAGTAAGGAGTAGCAGCACTGCTGTTGGTGATTGTAAGGCATTCCATACCTACCTTAACTCCTTTGGTAAGGTGTACATTGCCTTTGATAATGACAAGGCAGGCAAGAAGGCAGCAGAGACAGTAGCTAAGCTGTTCCCCGGTAAGGCGTACATCATGACGATGACGCAGTACAATGACCCTAATGAGTACCTTGTAGCAGGCAAGGGCAAGGAGTTTATCAGGGAGTGGTACAACTCAGTGCTTGCTAAGCTTGATGGTATATGCTATGGTGTAGAGCAATGGACTAAGCTAGCTACAGCCAAGCCTAAGAAGGGCACACCCCTGATATGGAAGGGTTTAAACGATGCGACATACGGTATCAGGTTGGGTGAGGTGTGGACATTCGGTGGTGGTACAGGGCTAGGTAAGTCTGAGTGCCTTAAGGAGCTAGCATACGGCCTTGTTAAGGATCAGGGTAAGAAGTGCGGTATGATCTTCCTTGAAGAGGGACATGATAGGACAGGGCAGTGCCTAATTAGTAAGGATCTAGGGTATAGGTTCTTCCTTGAGGATGAGCAGACACCCAGTGCAGAAGAACTAGAGCCAGCTATTGCCTTGATGGCAGATAACATAGCCCTATCGTATGGTATAGACCAGACATGGGACAAGGTAGAACAACAGATCATGACCATGAAGCATGGCCTTGGTATTGAGTACATCTTCCTTGATCATGTGACAGCTATCGCCGAAGGTAAGGGACAGGACGTTAACGCTGCACTGCATGCTATCTATGAGAAACTTAACACGATAGCTAATCAGGAACAGATAGCAATCTTTTGTATCAGTCACCTTAATCAGTCAGCTAACAAGAACCATGAAGAGGGTGCACGTGTAACACTAAGGGATTTCTATGGTAGTGGTGCTATCAAGATGAGGTCTGACTTTGTGTTTGGTATTGAGGGTGACACACAAGGCATAGATATTAAGGACAATTATAGGAACCTACGTATCCTAAAGGATAGGCCACGTGGTGACAGTGCAGGTACAGTGGTGTGCCTTAAGTACCACACACATGCAAGAGGTGATGACCTAGACGGTAGGTTACTTGAAACTGATAGAGATTATGAGGAGATAGGCGATGATTGAGTACTCTAAACTAAGGGTAGGTAACAAGCTACGTATAACAGGAATGGGTGCACCGGGGTTTGCAGACTTGGGTGATATTGTTACCGTTGAAAGAACTAATAATATTAATAGGGTTGATGTTGTACACGATGACACGGGAGAGAGTGCATACTTTGCTCTTACTTGTGGAGCACAGCGCCTTGAATACAAAGAGGAGGTTGGTGATGGAGATTAATGCGGCATATGCAAGCCCAATGCATGACAGGTGGATAAAGAAAAACTTTGATGTTGACACTGTGTACCAGACGGTAGATGCTGACAGTATGGAGGTAACATGTACCCGTACAACTCTCGTGGCAGCCTTTAAGGGCCTAGCACAGGGTGAGTATGTACAAAGAGTTACTACTAAGATAATCACAGGCACAAGCGACGATGACTACAATATTATTTATGAAGAGGATATAGACTGATGGTTGAAGTAACAGCAAAGTTTGGAGTAACCCTTACTCTTAACAGGGTAGAGACAGAGATGCTTAGGGCTACACTTGGAGAGAGGGGAAGTCCGGAAACTAAGGCAACATATGAGCGCAGAAAACGTTGTGAAAAGGATCTTACCTGCACCTACGATGAGTTTGTCAAGGCAGAGGAAGATGTTTTTGATGCTCTTTATTACGTTATGAATAAAACTCTTGACACCTATGTATAACTGAGTTACTATATAGTTACAGTTAGAGATTATCAAGCGGCGCTAGCTGCGCCTAGGAGAGACAGACATGACAATGCACAGTTCACGTAAAGTATTCCTACTGGACAACGAGCCACGGTGTGTGCTTGCTACGTATGAGAAGGATGAAGGTCCACTTTATAATACCAAGAAGGTAAAGACTACTGAGTACAAAACATTTGATGATGACGTTGCGGTTGATGACTTGGTTATTGTTAAGACCAATACCCGGCACGGCTTCACTGTGGTTAAGGTGAAAGAGGTTGATGTTGAGCCTGACCTTGATAGTAGTGATGAAATCAACTGGGTAGTGTCCCGCTTTGATACAGGTATCTATGAGGGTATTATTAAGAAGGAAGAAGAGTTCCTTAGTGCAGTACGCAAGGCTGAGAAGACACGGCGTAAGGCTGAGCTTAAGAAGGACTTCCTTGCTGATGCAGACGCTAGTGTTAACCTGTTAGCTGCACCGGTATCGAATACTACTAATGCAAGGCCTACAACTACCTAACTAGAATGACGATGAAGTGCTGTTAATCCTACGCCTACACTCAGGGAAGCGGCAATGTTTATTAGGATGTTTGTATGCACAAACATACTAATATCTATATTCCGACAAGCGCAATATAGATAGGTTTGGTAAGGGGTGCACCAAGAGTGTATCAAGGTAGAAGGAGTACCCCTTAATAACCTCACTAGTTAGGAAATGTTATGTACTACTATGAACACACGGACGGCAGCACTATCAGCAAGCCTGACATTGTAGTTGACATGGCTGGTGGCCCTGATGATTACTTCGATAGCCCCTTTGTTGTACGCTGGTGGTACTATGATGAGGATGATGAACATGGCGTCGTTTCCCAAGACGTGTGACAATGTAAGCCCTGCACAAGAGCTTGCGATTGTCTTTCTTAACGAGTACCATGACGAGTGGCTTAGTGCTATAGATGCTTACGAGGCAGGGTATGAGCTAGGGGTAAGGACGTTTCGTGCGTTGGCTAGAAAGGGTATAGTTCATGAGCGACGGGGTAGTTACGGGCCTGAGTTCTGTATGAAGACCCCTACATTAGAGGATAACTAGTATGGCGTCTTGCCCTAAGTGTGGTGCCTCTAACCTTAAGAGGAAGAAAGGCTGGCTTAGGTGTAAGCATTGTGGTCCTATCAGTGGGCCTGTTGAGCCTATACCTATTAACATGGCCATTACCCCGCTACCTACGTCAATAAAATTTGTAAAGAAACTCATAGCTTTTAAGGAGAGAAGCAATGAAGGTTGAAGTAGAGGTGGGCTGTATGTCTGTGCTAGAGCTGGCAGAAGGCGAGCTTAAGAAGTCTGGCCTTGACCCTAAAGAATTTAAGCTGATGTATAACGAAAGCATTAGAGGGGGTGAGCGTGGTGAAGGTAACTTGTCATTTGTCCGATACACCTTTGAAAAGAAGTAACAACTAATGCAGGTTGTCTGTGACATAGAGACAGATAGTTTAAATGCAACAAAGATATGGTGCGTTGTATGCAAAGATGTTGACACTGAGGATGAATATGTATTCCTTCAAGATGACGCTGAGAAGTTTAAACAATTTAGTACAGGGGTTAGTCATTGGATTGGCCATAACTTTCTGGGGTTTGATGCGTATTACCTTAACCTGCTTTGGGGTGTGCCTATCGCAGTTGATGCTATTACTGACACGGCTGTACTCAGTCGTCTCTACAACAAGACATGGGAAGGGTACAACAAGAAAGGACAACAGTGTGTAAGGCAGACACGTGATGCACACAGCCTTGAAAGTTGGGGACTTAAGCTAGGCTCACCTAAGATAGACTTCGATGACTACAGTAAGTACACGGAAGCGATGTTGGACTACTGTAAGCAGGATGTAAGGCTGAACCTTAAGGTGTACCGTGTACTCCTAGGTGAGGGCAAACGGTTTAGTAAGATGTCTGTACAGCTTGAACATACTATGCAGTGGATACTTGCAAGGCAACAGCGCAGTGGCTTTAAGCTAGACGTACCTAAAGCAAGAGAGCTTCTTAGTCACTGTGCTTGGGAAGCTAACAGGATTGAGCAAGAGATTTTAGTTGACTTTCCACCTATAGCTGTGCTAATCAACACGTACACACCAAGGTACAACAAGGATGGCATTACGCTTAACCGCCCATCACTAGGCCCTATGAGGGACGAGCTTGATACGTACTATAGCGGTGGTGCATACAGCCTTATCAAGTGGGAGCCATTCAATCTACGTAGTTCCACTCAGAAGTTAGCTAGGCTACAACCGTACTGGAAACCTACTGTTAGGACTAAGACAAAGAAGTCATTCTCTGTATGCACGGAGAACCTAGCTACAATACGCAGTGATGCACCGCAGTCTATCAAGAACCTAGCACTGTACGCTACGTATGTCAGTAGGGTTGACACAATACAATCATGGTTTGATAACCTAGACAGTGACAACAGGGTGCGTGGGTCTGTGTTACACATCGGCTCATGGTCAGGACGGATGGCACACTTTGGTCCTAACATGGCTAACGTACCGGGTATTCTAGACAAGAAGACTAACAAGCCTTTGCTTGTAGGTAAGGAGTGTCGTGAGTGCTGGGTTGTTGACGATGGGTGTGTACTGTTAGGCACAGACGCTAGTGGTATCCAGCTTAGGGTACTGGCACATTACTTAAACAACCCTAAGTACACAGCGGCAGTGCTTGATGACCTACATACGTTCAACGCTGGTATCCTTAGCTGCACAAGGCCCTTGGCTAAGACATTTGTGTACGCATGGTTGCTTGGGCAGGGTGTTGTAGCTACCTCTGAACTGTTTGGTTGCTCTGTTGGTGAGGCACACTATAAGCGTGAAGCATTTGTTAGGTTGACACCGGGACTAAAGGAGTTTATGGTAGAGAAACATGCTGCTGCTAACATGGGGTACTTCAGGGGCTTGGATGGTAGGATTGTTTACGTACCTAATGATCACCTTGCGCTGACAGCGTACCTACAGAATGGTGAGGGTGTTATCATGCGTATGACTAACGTACTGTGGGACAGGTGGGCTAGGCAGAGAGGCATAAAGTTTAAACAGTGTGCAATGGTACATGATGAGTGGCAAGTACAGGTAGAGAAAGATAGGGCTGTTGAACTAGGTGAGCTACAACGTAAAGCCTTTAGACAAGCAGGTAAGCTACTCAAGTTGAATGTACCTATTGATGGTGAATATGTTATCGGGCAGAATTGGGCCCAAACTCATTAAGGAGTGTCATCTAATGACCATCTGGGTTGTCCCCGTCCTCGTGTTTTTCTGGGTTTGGTGGCGAGAAACACCAAGGCAATGTGACTTCTGTTTTCAGACGAGAAAGCGAAAGCATTTGAAGAGCAAATTATGCGGCGACCTGTTTACCCAATACGTATTATTGCAATGCAGAAAGTTCAACAAATGACCGACGAGACAATATATTTTGTTCTTTGGGATGACGGTTCTTGGGGTGGTGGATTTCGTAGCCGCCGTGACGCCGAGGCGTGTGCGGAGAAACCCTGGAGCGACAAAAGGAAAAATATGACCAGTCAAATTGTTGAGGGACATTGGTTTCCACTCCATCAACAAAAGGATGTCATCTAATGACCAAGTGCAAACATGACTGGCGAGTTGTTGGCGGTGGGATTTCCCAAAATGTCGATTACACATTGCTGTCATGCGTCAAGTGCGGAAAAGAAAAACGGCAATACAGAACAGGAAGTTCATGAAATGACCGAGGCACAAACAGATATGGACGCTTTTATCATGGCTAATAAAGAACAGCCTGTAACTAGCGGGATTTCAACATTTGGAGATATGAGTTTCAAACTGAAAGATGGTAGCAAATACCGTTTTCCTCATAAGGAGATGCAGGAAAATAAATTGCAAGTTTGGTATTGGTGGATGGATCAGGGCTGTTATCTCGATTACGACGATTACCCCCACGGATATTAAAGAAAGGTGTCAACTAATGACCAAATTGCCACGAATGACAGTCGATAAAAATTGGCGTCCTCGAAATTTCATTCAGAGGGTGGCGGCACGAATTGTAGCCAGGATGTTTCTTGAGGCGCCGAACGCTACATGGCAGACATTTGGAGAGCCGTGGGGTGGTGAGCCCGGATGCGTTTTTCAGAAGCATAGCAGCCTTGCACAAATGGTATTGCGTGAATCTGGATACGACGTCTGCGAAGCCACTCTTAATCCTCCCGATCTCAGAAAGAAAGGCGTCAGCTAATGACCGATGACCAAGCGAACTTATGCCCGTGCTGCGGCAAGAAGCCATATGTTGCAAAGAAAAAAGGTGGCACCGGCACAGCCTGCCGCTCTCGCTACTACCGCGAATATGTGACGTGCAAATGTGGGATGATGACAAAGCAGTATAAGCGGCCTGGACAGGCGGTTGCCGTTTGGAACAATAGGAGCGCCAGTTAATGAACATGAGAGCCCAGGTGGCGCGCTGCTTGAAGGTTGAAGCTGAGCGCCAGGGATTGAGTACAGAGATGCCCGACTTTGATGGTTTCGCCAGTGCTGCAATCAATGCATTGCGCGAGCCAACAGAGCCCATGCTGCACACTCACCCGCATTTCATATCAGCAACCACCGCCCTGACGGTCTGGCGTTCGATGATCAATATAGCAGCAAAGAAGGACGTCAACTAATGACCCTTTGTTATACTACAAACCAAGAGGAATATGATTATGTTTTACCAGTTACTTAAATACTATGGCCCTTTTATTATTATGGGTGCAGCACTGTTCTTTGTTATTGATGGTGGTTTCTTTGAAGCCTTCATGTGCTTTGGCTTTGCTGCTGTGTTGTTACAGCTTAACTCAATTGATGAAGTAATTGAGGATGTGCTTGATAAAGTGTTTGACAAGATGGATGAACTGTAGTACTATATAGTTAGATAGGCGCGTTGATTGGAGATTAAGCGTGATTGAGATTAGTGAGAACCAGTATTTTATTTTTCTCTGTGATCAAGCGTTGTTGGCTAATCTGTACAACAGTGGTGTAGACAACTGGGATGGGTACGACGACGCAGTTGATGCTTGGGATGAAGAGCGTAAGGCGATTAAAGAATTTGTTTTTGGCAAGAAAGAGGACTAAAGATTATGAGTGAGAAACTTGGACGTGTACTGGTAGCGGGTGAGCTACATTGGCCCTTCCTTACGCGCAAGAATGGTAACAAGTATACCGTTGACATTGGTAACTTCAATGGTGAAGACACTGCTTTGCTTAAGGCACTGGCTGCTGATGCAGGTAAGACTAAGAATAAATTCCTCAAGACTAAAGAGGGACACCCTGCTGAGAGTGAGTACATTATCTGTCAGTCACAGTCACCTATTAACAACCTGTTCTGGCCTGCTGATGAAAATGGTAAAGCGGTGGCGCTTACTGATGCAGAGTTGAGCCGTGTAGGTAGTGGTACTAAGGTACAGGTACGTGTCAGTGCTTTTGTTACAACGTCATCTGAATACGGGCGTAACATTGGTGCTAACCTTGTCAAGGCTAAGGTCATTGATGTTGTCTGGTACGGTGATGATGACAGTGATATGTTTGGTGAGGGTGTTGTAGCTTACCGTGAGGCAGAACCTAGTAAGGGGCCTGTTGATGGGTTGCTTGAAGAGGTTGACAGGGATGACGATCTTGACGATGATGTACCCTTTGGTAAAGAGGAAGTAGCGTAGCGTAAGGAGGGATAGCTAGTGGTGGCCCTTTAGTTAGAGGGTATTTGAGCCTGTACCGGATGGTGAGCTTGTCGCGACACAAGGCCAGAAGACACCTTTCCCACCACTAGCTTTTAATTATGTTTGAAATAGGTGCAGTACTATTTAGTTTAGCTGAGATAGGTGCCATGGTATTCATATATTGGGGACTACTACACGCTTACCTCTTGACAAAGGATAATCATGACTAAGCTTGCACTGATAGATGGTGATATCATACTGTATAGTGTGGGTTTTGCTAGTGAGGAAAGGTACTACCTCATAACGGACAAGGATGATAACGTAGTACAGAGGTGCCAGTACGCTAAAGAGGCTAACGCTCTACTTGCTGACAACCCTGATCTTACTAAACAACTGCACCGTGACCCCGTTGAACACCACATATGGAAGGGCAATGCTAACACCCTTATTAATAACATTGTGGACAGATCAGGGTGTAGTAACTACCGTATATACTTGACAGGTGAAGGTAACTTTAGGGAGACACTGGTAGACAACTACAAGGCCAACCGTATCAATGTACCCAAACCTCTCATGATAGATGAGATGAGGTCGTGGTTGGTGGACCGCCATGGTGCAATCGTTATTGATGGCAGAGAGGCAGACGATGAGCTAGCTACCGTAGGTTTTAATAATCCTAATGCTGTGATATGCACAATTGATAAAGACTTGAAGATGGTACCGGGCTGGCACTACAACTGGGTAAAGAAAGAGCTGTACGAAGTAGACGAAGACAGTGGACTTAGGTGGTTCTTTCAACAGGTATTGATGGGGGACACAGCCGACAACATCATAGGGCTTAAGGGTGTTGGCCCTAGGAAAGCAGAGAAAGCCCTTAGTGAGGTATCAACTGCACAAGAGATGTACGACGTGTGTGTTAGCATGTACCTAGAGAAAGACAGAACAGTAGAAGATCTAGAGACTAATGGCCATCTGCTATGGATGCAACGCACTGGGACTGACTGTAAGTGGGATACCTACTTAAATATTGAGAAGGGCATGGAGCCTAACGTAGAGGAAGTATTATGATTAACGAAGTTGGTAGAGTTTCAGAAGGCTACAGGAATGTGCAACAGACAGAATGGACGTTTAGGGCTAGGTCGTACACAGCTATTGATGGTCTAGTACCAACAGAGGATGTTAAGAGTTTTACTATTGATACTGAAGCAACGTACCCACAAATTTTATCTAGGTTTCAAGATTTCCTAGAGGGTTTTGGTTACAGCGTACCTGAAGCAGATAAATACTACGACTACTAAACAACATAAAGGATAGAACGATGGAATACTTTGAAGATTTTTATAACAAGTACAAAGACTATAGCTTTAATGTAGAGTTGCACGTTGCCCCTCTCAAGTGGGAGCTTGATTACTTCTTTGGTACGTATCAGGGTGGGTACGCTGCGTGTGTAGCTGTTGGCCCCTTCGGTATTAACGTTGAGTACAGTGACACGGTACTACTGAAAGAGTTCTACGCAGACTAATGGTAAAGTACAGGTCAAAGTTTGAGGGTGTGTTTGGTGAACAGTTTAAACATCTAGAATATGAGCCATGTAACATTGTGTACTGGTCCCAACACACCTACACACCTGACTTTGTAACACCCAGCGGTAAGCATTGGTTTGAACTGAAGGGGTTCTTTCGTAACAGTGGTGAGGCTAAGAAGTATGTAGATGTATCTAAGCAGTTACACTTCGATAAGCCTGATGACTACAAGCATGTACCTGTTCTCATCTTTGTTTTCATGGACCCTAACAAGAAGATGCCCGGTGCTAAACGACGTAAGGACGGAACAATATACAGAATGCGTGACTGGGCAGAGAAGAATGGGTTCAGATGGTGTACCATTGACACAGTTAAAGATGAATGGTTAGTATAGTGATCCCCTTAGTAATTGGAGGCAAAGAAGTTACAGTTTCAAAGGATGGATTAACTGTGCTTGTAGATGGTTTTACTTGGGAGTTCGTATCATGACAGGATTTATTAAGTATCAGCACGTTGAACGCTATGGTAAGGTAGAGGTAGACGGTATCGAACAGGGTACCTGCTATGTGTTCCCTAAGATTGACGGCACCAATGGCCAAGTGTGGTTGGATGAGGACGGTACAGTACGGTGTGGCTCTAGGAATAGGGAGCTAACATTAGACAATGACAATGCAGGGTTCCTTAAGGCTACACTTGAGAGTAATAAGATTGTTGCTTTTATCCATGATCACCCTGACTTGAGGCTGTACGGCGAGTGGCTCGTACCACATAGCTTTAAACTATATCGGGAGGACGCATGGAGAAAGTTTTATGTCTTTGATGTGTGTCGTGTAGACCCGGTTGGAGAGAAGGAATACCTTACTTATGATGAGTACAGCCCACTACTAGAAGATTACGGTATCGAGTATATACCACCTATCTTCTATGGTGACAACCTACATCCTGATAGGTTCTATGATGCACTTGAAGAAGGGTACTACCTTGTTGAAGATGGCAAGGGTACAGGTGAGGGCATTGTAATTAAGAACTATGACTACCGTAACAGGTTTGGTAAGACAGTATGGGCTAAGATTGTTACGTCTGAGTTCAAAGCTAAACACTGCAAGTCAATGGGTGCACGTGAGATAACAGAGAAGCCTTTAGTTGAAGACGCTATTGCTTTGCAGTACGTAACCAAGGCTCTTGTTGACAAGGTGGTAGCCAATATTGAAATTGCAAATGATTGTGATTTTACTGGCAAAGATATACCACGTCTACTAGGTATGGTGTACTACGACTTGGTTAATGAAGAGGCATGGGACTTTGTTAAGAAGCACAAGAACCCTACCATTAACTTCAAGCTACTCAATAGGGCTGTGATCCTACGTATTAAAGAGCATAGACCGGAGTTGTTTTGATGGATACGTTTGAGGAGTGGCTACGCGAAAAGATTAGGTATGAAGTTTGGGACTATGATGGTACAACAGAATATGAAATGGACAGGTACCTCTCTAGGTTACACATACTAGAGGTCATTACTTTTGTCTCTGAGTATTTAGAACAGTGTAAAGCTGATAAGGAAGATGTATGAAAATACTTATTTTTGATATCGAAACGATGCCCCTGTTGTCCTATCATTGGCGGCGCTGGAAGCAGAATATAGCACCTAGCATGACGGAACGTGAGGGCTATATACAGTGCTACGCAGCCAAGTGGTATGGTGACGACAAGATGTACTATGATGGGCTGGACCTGCATGGTAACTCTATCCGTGACGAGCGGTATGTAGCATCTAGCCTGCACCGGTTGCTTGATGAAGCCGACGCCCTTGTTACGTTCAATGGTAACAAGTTTGATATCCCTGTAGTTAACACAGCACTGGTTAAGCATGGCTTCTGGCCGCCTTCATCGTCTAAGTCTATTGATCTGTTCCGCGTGGTTAAGAACCGGTTCAGTTTCAGCAGCAGCAGCCTTAACTCTGTATGTGAGCAGCTTGGGCTAGGTGGCAAGGCAGACACAGGTGGATGGCAGCTATGGAAGGGCTGTATGGATGGTGATCCCGAAGCGTGGGCTAAGATGCGTAGGTACAATGAACAGGACGTACTTCTTACTGAGGAACTATACGTTAAGTTGCGCCCATGGATACACAACCACCCTAATGTTAACCTGTATGACCACCTTGTTAATGATAGGTGTCCTACTTGTGGGTCAGTGCACATCGTAAAGAATGGTTCAGAAACCCTTGCTGCTGGTGTGTATCAACGCTATAAGTGTCAGGACTGTGGTACTAACATGCGTGGTAAGACAATGCTTAACACTAAGTCTAAGCGTGATAGTTTGATGAAGGCGGTGAAGTGATGTATGAAGATGAAGAATATGATGCTCTTGATGATGACTTCGCCAATCTTGAAGAAATTTATTATCAACTACTTAATACCTATGAGGAGCTTTCAGATGCCTACAATAAATTACGTGGACAGTACAGTGAGATTGCTATTGTATCAGGCTTTGAGGGTGATGGTTTGTTTGGTGACGCTACTGTTGACCACCAAGCTATCGTTGATAAGGTAAAGGACAATGCGGGTAAAGCCTGGCTATATGAGGGTATTGTGTGGAAGGACTAGGGTAATATGATTGAAGAACAAATCAAACGCAAGCTAAACCCGGAGGAGCTAATTGAAATTTTAGGTCTTGACATTGACTACATGTGTGATATACTTAGTTATGAGATATTGGAAGCAGCAGCACAGGGTAAGTTTTATTTCCTGACAGATGCGCGCTCAAGTGCGCTTGATGAGAGTAATGGTGATGACGCAGACTGATTTTAAAGTAGGTGATAAGGTACGGGTGTTGGTTGACGAAGCGCAGGGTGCGAATGTTAAAGCAGGTGACATTGGTACTATTAAAGACATTGAAACTGACGGTGATTTTTGGACAACTATGGAGAACGGTGAGGGCTGGTTCTTTAGACCAAAGGATGTTGAGCTAGTAGCGCTCGGATCTATTACTCTTGATGAACTTGATCCTACACCACACTGCCCTAGTCACTACAAGCAAGGGGACATTGAGTGCATTGATGCAATCTATGAAGCCCTTGGTGTTACTGGGTTCATTGACTACTGCCGTGGCTCTATCATGAAGTATGTCTGGCGCTGTGAAGACAAGGGAGACAAGGACCATGACCTCAACAAAGCAGAAAGGTTTGCGCAGTGGGCAGCGTCTAAAGAACTATATAGCCAAGGTATTAAACCTTCCCAAATACCGTAAGGAGATAGTACGGTATAAGTACACACGTAAGGACAAGAAGGATGACCCCTGAGCCTGTCACAATTATTACTCTATCATTAGCGTGGGTTCTTCTACTGGCGACAGGAGTATCATCTGTGATAGACCTAAAACAATCAAGTGTTTTTGGGTGGCTGTGTACCAACAACGCCGTGTCTATTACACTTTTATAGGAGACATAACATGATTAGTAAAGTTTGGATTGTACCAGAGTTTGAAGAAATCTATGCCTATGGTGCCATAGCTTTCAACAGGCAAGATATCTATGAAATGATTGATGAGTTTGGTAATGTTCTTATTGCTGATCTTGATCCTTGGCAAGTAGCACAGACAACAAACCTGCTTACAGCCTTGGGTGTAGAGTATGTGGAGGACTACCGATGATGTCTATTCATAACATTTATATAAAGAAGCCACTACAGTACATTTGTTTAGGGGCTCTCATCTTATGGGCAGTATATGTTCTTCTGTACTATTTATGGTTGTACGTGCTTATTGGTTTTGTGGTAGTTATACTTCTGTGGGCTGCCTACGCTTTGGGTAAGATTGTTATAGAAGCGAGTAACAAGCTATGATTGAAGATGTAATTGATAGCCATCTTAGAGAATTGAAAGGTCTGCTGTCCCTTATAAAAGAACAGTACAAGAGAATTGAGCAGTTTGAAACAGAGATTGAAAACTGTGGAGATGTGCTTGATGAGCTTCAGGATGAGATTGATCTTACTTATGAACACCTTGAAGAACTAGGATGGGACGGAGAATGAAGTTAGTTAAGATTGTATGGCTTGATCACTGTAGTTATAGCACTGCGCAATGGCGTGAGCTTGACCGTATCAGTACGTTGGAGCCAGTAAAGGTTAACTCATTAGGGTATGTGGTTAAGGAGACAAAGGACATGATAATTATTGCCTCTCACGTTTATCATGATGATGATGATCACGGCGGTCAAGGTGAGATGTGTATTATTAAGAAGTGTATTGTTTCACGTGTAGAGCTAACTGAACGCAGAACAAGGAAGACTAAGAAGAAATGAGTTCTAATTTTGATAAGCACAGTTACCCTGATTATGGAAAAATGATACATGCAAGCCGGTATGCACGCTGGATTGAGGACGAGGCTAGGCGTGAGACGTGGCCTGAGACAGTGGAACGTTACCTTAGTTTCATGCAGACACACCTTAAGGGCAACTGTAACTACAGGCTGACTAACAAACTTAGGGACGAGCTACGCACAGCAGTACTTAACCTAGATATCATGCCATCTATGCGCTGCCTTATGACTGCTGGCCCTGCACTGTTACGTGATAACATATGTGCTTACAACTGTGCGTACATGCCTGTTGACAGCCCACGTGCTTTTGATGAAGCTATGTACATCCTTATGAATGGTACAGGTGTAGGGTTTAGTGTAGAGCGACAGTCTATTAGTAAGTTACCTGTTATAGCGGAGGATTTTTATGATACAGACACTAATATTGTTGTCTCTGATAGCCGTCTTGGCTGGGCTAAAGCACTCAAAGAACTCATCGCCCTTCTTTACGGTGGCATGGTTCCTACTTGGGATGTTAGCCGCCTTCGTCCTAGCGGGGCCGTACTAAAGACATTTGGTGGTAGGTCTAGTGGGCCTGACCCTTTGGTAGATCTGTTTCACTTTACTATTGAACTGTTTAAACATGCCAAGGGACGCAAGCTTAACTCTATTGAGTGCCATGACCTGATGTGCAAGATAGGTCAGGTAGTCGTAGTGGGTGGTGTTAGACGCAGTGCTATGATTAGCCTGAGTAACCTGTCTGATGCCCGTATGCGTGATGCTAAAACAGGGATGTGGTCAGACTATCATGTACATAGACACCTTGCTAATAACTCTGTAGCTTACACAGAGAAGCCTGACATGGAAGCGTTCATGGCAGAGTGGATGGCACTAGTCAAGTCTAAGTCTGGTGAGCGTGGTATCTTTAACAGGGCTGGTGTAAAGGCTATGCTGCCTGAGCGTAGGGACAGTGACCATGAGTTTGGTACTAACCCATGTAGTGAGATTATCCTGCGCCCTTACCAATTCTGTAACCTGACTGAGGCTGTTGTACGTAGTGAAGATACCTATGATACACTGGCTAATAAGGTAAGGCTAGCTACAATCTTGGGTACGTTCCAAGCTACGCTGACTAGCTTCAAGTACATCCGTAAGGCATGGACTAACAACACAGAAGAGGAGAGGTTGCTAGGTGTTAGCCTGACTGGTATCTGCGACAATGAAATTATGTCTAAAGGATACGGTGAGGGCTACGATGACTGGCCTTTAGGTATTAATCTAGGTAAAGGCAATGGTGGGTTGCCTAGAGTTCTTAAGCTACTAAAGGAGACAGCAATTGGAACAAATATTGATTTCGCCAAGAGGCTTGGTATCGAAGCTTCTAAAGCTATTACTTGTGTCAAACCTAGTGGCACTGTTAGTCAGCTTGTTGATAGTGCTAGTGGTATTCATCCTAGATACAGTGACTACTATATTCGTACCGTAAGGGGTGACATTAAAGATCCACTCAGTACATTCCTGATTGAGCAAGGTGTACCTAACGAACCCTCCGAGGTATCGCCTGACAGTACTGTAGTGTTTAGTTTCCCTATGAAGGCACCTGATGGGGCTGTGATGAGGGATGACAGCACAGCACTTGAGCAGCTTAGGTTGTGGAGGACGTATCAACTGTACTGGTGCGAGCATAAACCGTCTGTCACTGTGTACGTTAAGGAGCATGAATGGCTTGAGGTAGGGGCATGGGTATACAAGAACTTTGATCTATGTAGTGGTATGTCTTTCCTACCCTTTGAAGATCATAGTTATAAGCAGGCACCCTATCAGCCTATAGATAAGAAAGCGTATGCTGCGGCAGTGGATGCTATGCCTAGTAACCTTGATTGGTCTAAGCTACCTGACTACGAAGCAGGTGACACGACAACGGGTAGTCAAGAACTTGCCTGTACAGGTGGTTCGTGCGAAATCAATACTATTGGAGCAGTATGATGGCTGAAATTTTAATTGAAATTTTATATGTGGTTTCGTTGTTGGTTTTCTTGTTCTTACTTGTGGCTATACAAGGTAGTAAATAAAGGAGAACTACAATGACACATGAAGAGAAAGCAAACAGAGTTATTAAACAGTTGCGTAATAAATACCGTAGTAATACTAAGCAACTCTATGCTCTTGAAGATCTTAGTCCTAACGTGTACAACACTAGGAAGATAGAGGTAGACTTACAGGGGTACTTACGTCTTGCACCTACTCAGACTTAAAGGAGACAATGACAATGCCTAGATCAAACATTTCAAGTGTAACTGTCCAGCATATTTGGGACGATGATAGCACTATTGACTATCAAGTACAGGAGAGTGTCCCTAATATAAACAGTGACTACGGGCCTTTCGTATCCGTTGAACAGGGTGGCGATATATTAATACTCTACCCTGAAAGCTGGTCAGAGATTAGGGATCAGATTGAGTGCTTTATGGAGAGCTTCAACGGTGGTTAGACCTTGGCCTACAGTAGACATGGGTGAGCTAATGCTGTGTGACACTGAGATTAAAAGGCTTGACTGGTCTGACAAGAAACAGTTAGGTATACTGTTTACACACCATGGTACCTACACAGTAACAGGAATACCGGATGGCGAAGGCAACAATAGTGGAGGAATTAATAGATGGACGTGATTGATACTAAACCACACCCAAGGGCTATGCCAAGTGAGCATATCCTAGAGACAGAGGTGGCGCTATCAAACTTCGTAGGTAGGACAAGTGTGTCTGTACGAGAGTTTCTTAGCTATGCAGGATCAGAGCTAGCTGAAACCTTTTATGACTATGGTAAATATGTAGGGGAGATAGACGATGGATAAAGTTAAATGGACTAAGATAGCTATAAGCTGCCTTTCTGCATTGGCAATTGTACTTGGTTTTGTAGCGATGGAGTACGGTATATGGCTATGGGCGTTTACTCTAGATGCCCCTTGGTCATGGTGTGCGGCAGGTTTACTAGCTATGATACATGGCGGCATGGTATACGCTTGGGTAGATCCACTATGACCCCTAGTTGTGTAGAAGAACTAGTAAGTTTAGAGAAGCCTGCCTTTGGTGACAATGATTTTGCAGAGCTATCAGTAGAACAATTACTATTAGCTGCTATCGCTGGCACTGACATAGACGACGTATGGTACATACTAGAGTACACAGACTGGGTTAACTGGTTAAACATTAAAAAACATATGGAGAACGACAATGGATAATTTTGAAACCTTAACGCATCACCATCAGGTTGCGTGTAAACACCAAAGAGAGATTGCGAAAACGCTTAGTGATTTTACTAAGAGTGCGGTCGATGGGGACGTAAGTATTACGATGAACTACTTCACTGATAATAGTGAAGGTGCACAAACTGTAATAGTGTCAGTGGATGAGACTGCACAGTTTCTTGAGAAGCTTCTTGCTGCCTCTGCGTTTAACCGCTTAGAGGTAGAGGAGATGATTAAAGAACACATCAATAAGGTAGCGGAGAGAGAAAATGCTCATTAAAGACGTTGCAGAAATATGCCACAATGCTAACAGAGCGTACTGTGAAAGCCTTGGAGACATGTCACAGCCCTACTGGGAAGACGCCCCTGATTGGCAGAAAGATAGTGCTTTGCTTGGGGTGCTTCTGCACACAGATAACCCAGATGCTGACGCCAGTGCATCACACGATAGTTGGTTTGCTCAGAAGCTTAAAGATGGGTGGGAGTTTGGTGAAGAGAAAGATGCAGACTTGAAGACACATCCCTGCATGGTGCCCTTTAATGTGTTACCTGTGGAGCAGCAGATTAAGGACCACATCTTTAGGTCAATCGTGCATGCTCTGGCTGGTCTGTGATGGAAACTACAGAAGAGTTAAAACTGTGTCCCTGCTGTTCAGGAAAAGCACAGAGTAAGTGCAAGCAGGGTTCATGGGGCTACACTGAAAGTAAGTACTATGTTGAGTGTGGTTCTTGTGGCTTGTCTACAAAGAAATTCAGAGATGATGAACACTTTGATAGAACAGTCAATGAAGAAACCGGTTATCAGATTGGATGGATCACAGACGTTAAGGGTTTTGATAAGGCTATAAAAGCATGGAATACCCGAAGTTAGCTAATTATTAGACCAGTCCCTTAAGGCTTTCTTGTCTGCGTTGCACCTATGAAGGGCAGTATTAGCCTCTTCAAAGTGTCTAACAAATGCCTCTGTTGTCTTGCCTGACAGCGGGGGCACAATACAATCCTCTAATAAGACAGGATCAGGGTACTGCTTGTGTACAACCTGCTTAGTTACAGGGGGTAGTGGTTCCGGTATCGGGGTCTGCCCTGCACAAGCGCTCAAGTAGAGCATCAGGGATAAGGGTATTAAGATATTCTTCAATGTTGGGGTCTGCATTTCTTAACTCCTCTATGTCAACACGTAATGCCCTTGCCTGACCAGACAAGTTATCTATCGTGCTTGATCTGTTTTTCATGATAGCCCTGTCTCTGTCTCTTTCAATGAGCAGGTCTGCTATCACAATATCTTTCTCTGCGTTCTCAAAAGCGTATTCAATCTGTCTGTCTAGGTGACGGTTAATCTCTCCTGCCTGCCTACCTACCGTCTCAATAGCTGTGTTGTACTTGTTAACAGCATGTATACCAGTAGCAGACAGGGATGCAACAATGATGCCTATGGCTACCCACTTCCAGCCACCACCTACAATCCAGCCTAGTCCTTTACCAATTAGAGCCGCGAGCATTTGTCTTCTCCTGAAACTTATCGTGTAGTACCTTGCCACCTACCATGTACAGCAGTACGGTACTGACCAGTGCAGCACCAGATGTGATCAGTGCGCTATTCTCTACGATACCACCAATGATCCATGACGTAGCCCCTAGTACCCATGAGGACCAAGCCATACGGTCACGACCTACCCACTCTCCTGTGTGAGCCACTAGAAGATAGTCTTAATTAGCTTAGGCACGTCACCAATGCTTAACGTAATGAGGGCTAGACCTATCAGAAGGAATGTCTTAACTGTTTTGTACACAGTAAAAATACCTTCTTGTCTTTCTTCAACGTGCCCTAATCTGGTGTCAATAGCATCAAATCTACGTGTTGCTTCTAGGTTTGTCTCCTGTGATGCTTTGTAGTTTCTCTCTTGGCCATCTGCGATGCCCTCCACCTTACCAACAAGGTACCCTATTTGTTCTTCCATTGATGCCACTATACTAACTCTAAATGTGGGAGGTCATTGAACTTATTGTCCGTCAACTCTCCGTTTTGGTTCCAATCTCCACCCCAGCGTAAGTTAATACCACGCTCCTTAGCTAGGCCAATAGCTAGCCCTGCAAGATGTGCAAACCGTGCTGCGTTAAACCAGTCTATAGGGTACGGTGCGATATCTACTGCTCTTGATGGGTAACTGTTATGCTTAGACTGTGGATACTTTAGTTCTGACTTGCCCTCATCATACGCTACATCCTGCTCTTCTTGTGTCCTGTAACCACATATAACAGCGAAGTCTATATACTTTATCAGGTCTTCTAGTACGCTACGCAGTGCAGGATCACACGTCTCTAGGTTAGCCTTACTTCTTTCACCAAACGACGGCATTATCTCTCCTCATCTAAGTGACCAGTGTTTTCATCCTCAAACGTGATGGGCACACCATTAATCTCTACTCTGATACCAAGCAAGTCTAGCGTAGTACCAAAGTTTGCACGCAAGAACGTATCAATCTCTTCAGGACTACGATAGTTACCCATCGCAGCTACCATAGTATCAAACAGCCTATTGCCGTCTGTCTCATTAATCGTTACATTACCTACACGTGGCACAGCTTTAGTCTGGGTAAACTCAGCCTCAAACATAGGCACAGGTCTGCGTATAGCCCTAATATTATTTGTACCAACAACGCTAGTGACAACGAACTGTCCATCATCAGGGATAGTAATACGTACTACCTTGTCGTCCCACTGCTTAAAGGTGTTAATAACCTCAGTGCCCCATGCTTTGATACGCCTACGGAAAGCATCATCGTACCAGTCCTGTGCCTGCTTGTCACTAGACAGTCTGCGTGCAGTCTCAGGGTTAAGCAGCAAGGGCAGCGTAGATGGCTTGGACGTTGCAGCCTTAATCGTATTCATGAATTTAGTACGCTGATCAGGATTAACCACAACCGGGTTGTCCTCTGCATCAACTACGTCTTCTACTTCAGCAGTAACTTCTTCATCTGTGCGGTTGTCATTCATAACACCACTGTAGACAGGGCCATAGGTGTCCTGATTAATGAGCCTATCAGGGATACCCCAACTATCAAAGTCACCAGTATTAAACAAACCAATAGTGCTAGGTACATCCATTAGTCCAGTAGGATTATCCAGAAAAGCACGCATAAGTGTGCCGTCCTTGCCGGGTAGGGTAGCAGCTAAAGCAGCAAGATCAGGACGGTTTTTAATCTGTGCTTGTATATCAGCCATTGCCTGTATGCCCTGAAGAACAACAAGTGTGCCCTGCGTACTAATAACAGGGATCATACCACGCGACAGTGGATCACCCATTTTCTGTAGGACACGAATAGCGTCTGCTTGACTGACAGAGATAGAGAGCTTATTAAATGTATCGAGGAATGCCTGTGGATTAGACGAGTTAAGCTGTGTATCAAGGGTAGCAAACAGGTCTTCGCCTGTCTTCTGCATTGCAGTACGTGTAGCAGGGGTCATCTGGCCCTGTGCATTAGCCTGTTCATCACTAAGTTTGTCAAGAAAGACTGCCTTAGCCGCAGCTACCTGCCTCTTAATCTCTAGTGTAGCGTTAGCAATGGCAGCAGGGTCATTACCCGCAAGGGCATAGAGTTGTTTAGAGTTGCTAAGGAAGTCATTAGGACTAAGGCCCTCATTAGACAGAGGGATCTGGTCTACAACAGCAGTGAAGCTGTCGTTAACAAGGGCTTCAGAGATGTTGGAACTCAGAGATGTGTAGGAGGTTTGCTTCTGAGTAAGGTTAAGATTTGAAAACTCAATAAGCTTCTTATTAAAATCAAGAACGGCTGACTTCTGTGCCATACCTGCCATATCTTGAAACTTCTTAACAGCGTCTTCTTGTGATAGGCCGGTTAACCTAATAGCCTCAACCTGCTCTAGTGCATCATTGCGTGCTTTCTCTACAGGGCTAAGGGCAGTACTACCTGTACCTCTACGCCCACCAACACCAAGCGTACCAGCTAGGAGGTTAAGCCTACTACCAATGCGAGGGTTACGTAGTGCAGCATTTTGCAAAATAGTCATGGCCTTGGCTTGAAAACCTATTTCGTTACCTAAGCCTTGGTCCCTAGCTGCAACTAGAGTGTTTAAGCTAGCCTCAGCGTCAAGCAGATCAACATCATCTTCAGGATTATCTGCACGCAAAGCATTCAGGTCATCAGACACACTCTCTAGCTGTACTGCGTCACGTATAGACAGTCCTGCTTCTGCAATAGCAGGAGTTGCACCAAGAGCTACGCCAATGGGACTAATAGCAGAGCCCTGTGTAGTAGGTCTTGCGCCTGGTATAAATCTTTGAAATTCACCGGCCATATTATCTATCCCTAACTGGCAATGGGTTGGGTGTCATTGGATTATCTGTAAGCTCATAGCCCTCAAACATTTTACCAATAACTTTCTTCAGTACCTCTGGGTACCTCTCATTTGTAAGACTATCATAAACACGCTGCCTTACCCTGTCCCTTGCACCTTCTGGTACAGTGTGATACAGCATAGCTGACATTTCTCTAGTCAACTGTGCCTGCTTCTCTGGTGACTGTAAATCATCAGGACGGTAAACAAGGATGTGCCGTGCTAGTGCCTTAGCAATGTCTTGTTCTACTTCTGTAGTGAATCGTGCAGCATCAAGCAGATCATAGTAGTCTTGTTCCTGTGACAGACGGAAACCCATAGCCATTGTAAAGATATCTGTCTCTTCAGGTTCAATAGTAAAGAGCAAACTACCCGTAGTGCTGTAGATTTCACCACCATGCTGTGCAGTTATCCATGCCTTTGTTGCAGACTTGGTAGAACTAAACACACCACCTAAACTCTGGACTGCACCAAGATATTCTTCCTTAGACATCCCATCAAATACTGCACCCCTTGCAAATAAGTTATACAGGTGCATAGTAAAGTCTATAACACGTCCAGCAAAGCTAGTGCTAGGTGTAGACGGTAGCTCAATAGGTCTTGTCTTAACTACGTCACCAAGGAAACTCCAAAGACCTTCAACACTGTCTCCAAGACCAGCACCAATGGCAAACCTGTCACCAAAATCAAAGTCATCGTGTGTAATGTAGTCAAATAGTGCTCCTACAAATCCCTGAGAGATAAGGCGCATACGACGCTCTTGTTCTACGATATCGTCAGTTGCAGTATTGGTAGCTTCAAGTAGTTTTCTTGAAGTATAGTCTTCATTGATTGGTATCGTGTTAGTACCAAACATAGCTATCTGCCCAATCACCATGGATAGACGCTGTGGTCCTGACATCTTAGCACCCTTAAAGGCTACCTCTTCCACAAACTTCTGATTGATCTGCATGAACTGCAAGAAAGAACCAGTAGGTCCAGACTGCCATGCAGCAGCATTAGCATGGTTAAGATTAAGGGTAAAGTGTGTTGACCTTTGTGTTACTTCAGCGATATCATTAACACTTGTCAGTCGCTTACCTTTGTTAGCTTTACGCCACTCATTGTACGCAGCAGAGAACCCATATGATCTATTCCACAACTCACCAGCACGGAAGAAACCAAGAGAGCTTGACTTACCCCATTGCATAGTACGCTGAATAGCTGACCTATCTATAGAGAAACCACTAAGGGCTGCTTCATAGTCAGCATTAGATCTGATGGACTCGCGTAAGCCAGACTTCTTGTAGGCAGTAACAAAGTCAATAACTTCTTCACGATTAGTAAAACCAAAAGGCTTCCATACACGATCAGACATAGCCCTAAGCATGTCTATGTTATCAATCTTCTCAATAAAACCAACCAAGCTATTAAGAATAACGGCCCGTTCGGTATGCCTTACTGCATTCAAAGGATCAAGACTAAGTGCAACAGTAAAGCCCATACCCTGTACAAGTAACTGTGCAGGGTTCCAAGCACCAAGGAGCCCATGGAAGGCAGCCGCTCTACTGGCAGCCCAAGGATCTTTAGTAGAGAACTCAAGAATAGCATTACGTGCTCTATCTAATCTACCACCCTTAGCAGCGTGCCGTTCAATACCTTCAGCTAGTGCCTGCATACCTCGTTTAAATAATACATCGTCCCTTGTAGGTAAGTTAAGGTTAGACTTAATCCAACGCTGTAAGAACTCAGCCTGTGCGCGTTCCTTCTCACTGGCAGCTTTAGTTACTTTGCTTGTCCAGCTATCAGGGTTTTCTAGTGTGTGACCATACGAGTTTTTAAACTTGATGATAATCTGATTACGCCACTCAGACACAGTACCAGCATGAGCTACGTTAGCCATCATGCGTTCAAGGCTGTCTCTAGCGTTTACACGTGTTGCTTTCTCTCCATCGTAGCCAAATAGGATATCTCTCTTGGAACGTGAACTAGTAATAAGACCCCCATAGCCGTTGATAGCTAGTTCATCCCTGTCTTCAGGGGTAAGCTCATTAGATTTAGTTACACGGAAGCTATCGTCTCTACCTTCAGGAATACCTGCTTCTCTATTCAGCTTGGCTGCTGTCGCTTCTGCATCATCAAGCCTAGAAGATAAACGTTCTGTAATTGCATAGGCACGCCCGCTAGACGTGGTAACATTTCTGCGTACAACATAGTTAATGTTCTCTCGTGACCTTGGGAGATACCCAACCTGTCTGTTAAGGACAGTACGTGGCAACCTGTTAGGTAGTTTACTCCCACCCATAATAAGATCTACGCTGTGTACAGTGCCGTCTTGTCTGACTACGATAGGGTCTCTGGTACGGTAGAATGTAGCTGCTTCATCAAGAGGCTCATCCACAACAGATACAACACGACTAGTAGTACTGTCCCACACACGGGTACCTGCTGTAGGCGCCTCATCTACTTCTTTAAGGAAAACCTTAGTACTGTTGATAGACGTTACAGAACTGCTAGGAGACTGCTTAAGACGTAAATAACCCCATCCATCTACCTCTAGCTGTCTGCGTAGTGCAGAGTTAACAATAGTAAAACCTCTATCAATGACCTCTCTTGATCCAAAGTACGCAGCAGCTTCCTTGTCGTTAAGACCAAACTCACTACGTAGCCTTTCAAGAGTAAAGACTTCTCCGAGTTCATCACCCTCTACCAGTAGTTCATCAACACGATTAATTTCTTTACTAGATAGACCTTTAAAGGCACGCTTAGTAGCGTCCTGTAGGACCTTAGAATTACGTGACTTCTGAAAACCAAGAAAGGTAGCTGTGTCTACAAGGTCATCCTTAAACCCTGACAAAAAGGTAAGCGGTGTAGCTATCTTGGACGCAACGAAGCTACCCTTAAGCTCACCAGTAAACTTTCTCTCAAGATCCTTACCAAGATCATGTTTGACTGTTACAGTTGAACCATCATCAAGGCGTACCCTGACGTTCACACCAGTAGCTACCTTATCAATCTCAAGTATCTCTACCCGTTCAGGTAAGCCCTGTGCTTTAAGGCTAGCGTTACGTAGGTCTACCTCGTCTGAAGTCTTCTTGACAGCAGTGGCAATCTCATCGGCATTGAGTACACCAATAGGCTGCTCAACAAACTTCTCAAGTTCCCTGCGTGTAGCTGTAACTGTCTCTTCAATAAGCTTACCAGCCTCACTAGCTACGTCATCAGTAGACCCAGCAAAGATCATTTCTGTCTCAGCACCGTGTAAGCTAGACTGTACCTCAGTAGTATTTGTGTTTAAACGTGATGCAATCTCAGGGCTATCTGCTGCTGACTTCACAGTTACAGCAGTAAGCTCTCTGTTTTGCAGTGCTACAGATTTACGAATACCATTGATACGGTTAGCAGCACGTGCCAGCACAGCAGCCGTAGCGCCTACCTCAAAGAAGTCAAGGATTGACCACAGTTTAACAGAGTCAAAGTTCTCTGGATCAATGTCTACAGCTTTGTTGAATACTTCTTGTGCAATGAAAACGTTAGGCTGGATAGCTTGTATCTCATCAAATAGAAACGTAGCTGTTTCAATCTGCTGCTGTTGTGGCATACCAGATAGTACATCTTTGAAATCATTCAGTGCGTCTGCTCCGAAGTGCTCAGTAACAGCGTCCACACCCCATAGTTCTCTTAAAGGGATAAACAGAGCAGCAAAGGAAGTAACCTTGTCCCATATACCTACCTCTTCCATACGCTCGACAAGCATACGATCAATAGAAAACTGTGCAGCAAGAATATTACGCTGCTGTGGGTCCATAGCTACCGCTACTGGTGCATACTTATCTACAAATACTACATCGAGAGGGTCAAGATTATCAGGGATCTGTCTGTCTAAGGCAATAGCAGTAGCTACACCATCAAGACCATCTTCATCTGCTATCTCAGGGTTAGTAGCAAGGGCATTGATAAGGCCTTTTTGTTTCTCCTGAATGTGACTAGCTACTGCTGCGTCTGCCAGTGCTTCAGTATTGCCTGCATCTACCTCTGCACGGTTAACCTGCATAGCTGCTGGTAACGTAACAAAGTCATTCCTATTATCTGCGTCCACAAGAGAGATAACCGTAGCTAGGTCGTTAGCCACAGCGTTATTAAGAGGGCCGCGAGCAATAAGTCCACCCAATTCTTCTTCAAGGTTAAACTCCTGTCCGGGTGCACGCCAAGCATGTTGCTCCTCTGCTCTAGCTAAGAATGTAGAATGAATAGTAGCTACTTCAGGATCATTAATTTGTCCCTCAAGTGACTTCAATTCTTCAAAGGAAGCTTGGCTAAACCTGCTTTCCCAGATATCTTGCTTTTCTCTAGCCATAGTTATCCTATCGGCACCACATTAGGCTGTGACTTACCTGCTCCTGTTGGTCCGAATGCACCGGCAACCCCACTAATTGCTCTACCAAACTGACCCAGACCTGCTCCAAAGTTAATAAGAGACTTAGCACTAGCTAGTCTATTCTGTATCTGATTAATACTATTGACAAAAGCAATATTACCACGTGCTTGCTGTATGACCCCAGATTGTCCTGATATTACACCTGACGAGTCAAGACCAGCACCAGCATTAATCCCTGCCTGTGCTACCGAACCAGCAGCAATACGTGCAGCCCTAAACTGCTGTTGATTTTCACGTGTAGCTCTAGCTTCATCAAGTCTACGCTGTTCTTTGCGTGCTTTACTAGCACCAATAACGCCAATAACGGCGGCACCAGCCCCTACGATTGCACCAATTGCTGCTACAACAGCCATGTTCTATTCCTCTAGGTCTAAGCAGTACACAATTTCATCGTTAATGTATCCGCGTTCTTGTAATAGCTTCTCAAATCTTTGATCTGTCTTCATCCCAATACGAAGCCACTTTAGTTCAAGCAGTTTAGCTAATCTTTCCAGAAAGTCAAGTAGCTTTATAACTACGTCAGTCTTACGCTTCTCTGGTACTACGTATAGAATATCTACGCTACCTAAGTTAATAGTCTGGTGGTGTAGATGCGGTTGTTTAAGTAGTACAACGTACCCTACGACTTCCTTTAACTCTCTAGCTACTATGACGTACAAATTACCCTGATCAGAAAGAAGCTGGTATAGTTCCTTTGCAGGATCAAGATCTACCTCATTACAATACGCTTCATTCTCATAGTACTGATTGAGTAGGTGTGGGTAGAGTTCGTCGTAAACTTTATCAAACTTCTCTAAACAAACACTAGCCATTTGTAGTGGGCCTCGCTTCCCCGCTAACTGTTGTTGACCAACCAAGTAAATGCATATCGTGTAACTCCTTTGACTCAATTTTCATAGACATGACTTTACCGCTACCTTTTGGCATTTCCTTTGTAGACGTCACCAAGTAAGGGTAATCAAAACTTGCATCAATACCATCAGGTATAAATTGTCTAGACAGTGTATACATCTCAATAGGACCGTTATCCTGTGTATCATTATCTGTCTCTGACCAGTTCCATTTAAATGTAACTTGAATAGATGATGGATTATCAAAGAAAGCTGCACCCTCATCATCGTAAGTAAAGGATTTTTCTGTTACCTTAGCATGTATAATTAGGTGACTAACCTGTTTATCTCTCTGTGCGTCACCAAAGGACTCGTACCCAGTAACCAGCAGTACCTTTGCGTCGTCCCTACCCCAGTCCTTAAAAGTGCTATCATTGTAGAAGCTAAAGTTAAACTCTTGTTTCTCTGTACCCTCAAGAAGAGTAAGATACTTAACAGAAGTATCAATCCTACGCGCTGCTCTCAACTGTGACGTTGTTACATCAACACAGTCTACAACTACATCAAGACCATTGCTTATTACGTCTACCTGAAAAGGTTCGTATACAGATGAGTCTGTCTCTAGGTATGCACAGATACCTTCATTCTTATCTGGGCCACCAAAGGGGATATCAGGATCAGTAACATTATTACTAAGTGTATTAATATGGAAAGCACTTAATATCGTATTATAGATAAGTTCCTTATTGTACTTGAACCTAAAGTTAATACCATCATAATCATCTGCATCACTGAATAACCAACGAACTTCTTTAGATAGAGGATCATAAAGACCCGTAGCATTCTTTCTGCCTGATGCAGGTATGCTAGTATAAATAGTCTGAATAGTCTGATCAGTTAGGTTCTCTGGCCTTAGTGCTGGTGTAATGTCACTAGGAGACAGAACATAAATACCACCCTTAGCCCAGTAGAAGATAACATTCTCAGCAGAGATAATACTTTTCTTACTGTCAGCAGCAACATCTGTAACCTTACCAACCTGAAACCCTGTTGCAGAAAACCCTGCTTCACCACCAAGTATCTGCCATATGCCGTTATCTGCAAAGACAACAAGGCTATTCTGTAGAGCTACAAGTTTAAATATCCTGTTTGCACCACTAACAGAAACAAAACCACCGTCACTATCAATAAGATCTGATGTAATCTCAGAAGTAGGATCAGCCTCTTGATAGCACTTATCGTACTTATTCTTACTATCAATAATCTGGGTAAAGAAAACAAAGGTACCAATATTAGGACTACGTTCGTCCCCATCCAAGACTTCACTGGATGCACCAGCGTACCATAGTCTGCCAGCAAAGGAAGCTACGCTAGTTAATCCAGAACTATTCCTGTCTGCGCTTAAACCCATACTGAATTATCCACTAACTCTAAAGATAATCGGGAAGTCAACAAACCCACCGTCAATGGGGATACCACCAAAGCCTGTTTGATCACCTACACCACGAGATGCGCCACGATCAAACGGATCAATAATGAAGTGTCCCTTAGCAGCAGGGGTGCCCCCAAAATCAATTTTAATTAGTTCTTTAGGATCAAACTCATTTAGACTATCCCGCCCCAAAAAGACAAC